CTGGACGCCTTGGAAAACCAATCCACCGTCAGCATGACGGAAGAGGGCCAAGACGCACGAATCAAGCTGATCAAGCGCCTTGCCCGTAGCGAAGGACGTTTGGTCGAGCCGCAGTCTTGGAACGCAAATCCTTGGACTTGTTGATCAGTTCAATCCAAGGGTTGTCACCCAGCCCTTGGTATGCCATACTTTGTTCATTAGGCGGAGACGCCGCAACACCCCAAGCTCAAATGCCTCGCAAATTCACCTCAGTCAAGAAAGCTGCGGCTGCAGTGTCCCAGAAAGGTTGGGACATTAAACCAGCAGGCAGGGGTCAATGGTCCTTGGCAATTAAAGGCGAGTCTGTCGGCACTGGCAGCAGCTCCAAAGTCTTGGCAATGGTGAATAGATATTGGAAGGACACCAGCTTCAAGCCGACTCCAATCACCTTCACCAATGATGAGCTGGATACCTTGCTCGGAGAGCTTGAGGATATGGCTTGCTTGTCGGCTTGGGAAAACAGCGAAAGGAAGCGGTTTTTATCTCTCGTGTCGATCTGCAACAAGGTTCGCAAGTCTCATGGATTGCAGGTTCATCCCCTGACGGAAGACGAGCAAAAGCGCCTTGATGACCCTAGCCAGTGGTTTGACTGAGGGGTTGCATTCCCCTTTCTGGCATGCCATACTATTAACCAAGCGGGAGACCGCACAACACCTCAAAACAATGACTATCAACCAAGTTCGCGAACTGCTCTACGCCGAACGCATTGCCAAGGACGTCTATTTCGCAGCAAACAAGACCCGTAGCGCAACTAAGGCTCAATACGACGCCATGGTTGCCGCCAGTAAAGCTCGTCAAGCCGCAATGACCGCTTACGCCGCCACTGTTGCTTGAGTTTTGAGTCGGGGAGCCTGACGCCTGCTGACTGAACAGGCTGAGAGCTATACAACACCCTGAGTGGCCTCAGGGAAAGGCAGGGCGGCTCGGTGTTGCCGATCCATCCCCCGACAACAACATTCCCCCACCTCAGCCCATGAAGCTCGCTGATAGCTACATCGACCCACAGGCGGGGGCTCTCCTCGCTCAAGACGCCATCGCTGAGTGGCTTGACCGCTACCGCCTACAGCTTGACTCACAAACAGAGCAGGTCATCTATGAGGGCATCCTTGACTCCCTTAAACGTGCAGACCTTGTCGAACTCAAATGACAGACGATCGACTGCGCCAGCAACAGCGACAAAATGAACTGCAGGCCTTCCTTGACTATGAGCGACGCCTCAACCTCGCCTACGCCAGGAGCAAAGATCCGTACCCTCGACGATGGATGCGTACGCATACAAGTTGGGGAATACGTCGGGACCGTGAGTTCGATGCATCTTGTGGAACCGAAAATTAAGCAGCTAATGTCCTACTGGACGATAAAAAACAACTCCAGTGACATCGATCAACGACCTAAAGTCTGATCACCAAAACGCACGGAAGCGCACCGATCGTTCGGCAGAACTAATTAAAGAGTCCCTGCAGCGTTACGGTGCCGCCCGTTCAATCGTTATCGACGAGGACAATCGCATCCTCGCTGGCAACGGCACTATCGAGGGCGCTAAGGAGGCCGGCATCGATCGGATCCGCGTCATCGAGACCGACGGCGACGAAGTGATCGCTGTTCGCCGCACCGGGCTTACCGAAGAGCAAAAGATCGGCCTCGCCCTTGCCGATAACCGCACTTCCGATCTCTCCGAGTGGGATCAGGAAATGCTTAACCGTCTCAGCGAGCAGCACGACATTTCGCTGTTCTTCTCGCAGGACGATCTCGACGGAATCATCGAAACCGAAGCCGAGCAGCTTCCCCCGGAAGACTTCGCCGAGGTAGACGACGACATCACCACAGAGCACCGCTGCCCCTCTTGCGGCTACGAGTGGAGCGGTAAATCCTCGTGACAAAGCCTCCGTATCGAGTCCCTTCGATGCGCGAGATCGCTGCCCTGCCCTGGAACGGCTACAAAGTGGCCTCTACGTTCTCGGGCTGCGGCGGCTCTTGTCTCGGCTATCGGATGGCCGGTTATCGCGTCGTCTACGCCAACGAGTTCATCCCCGAAGCGCAACGCACCTACAAGGAGAACCACCCCAACAGCTACCTCGACGGGTCAGACATCCGCTCGCTGACCCCCGAGATGCTTCTCGAGCGGGCCGGAGTGCAGCGCGGGGAGCTAGACCTCTTTGACGGCTCCCCACCCTGCTCCGCGTTCTCTACGGCAGGAAAGCGTGAGGAAGGCTGGGGCAAGGTTAAGGCTTACAGCGACGGAGCCCAGCGGGTCGATGACCTCTTCTACGAATACGCCCGCATTCTCGAAGGCGTACAGCCGAAGGTCTTTGTTGCCGAGAACGTCAGCGGCCTCGTAAAAGGCACCGCAAAGGGGTACTTCAAGCGGATCCTGCAAGCTCTTCGCGACTGCGGATACAACGTCAAGTGCCGCGTCCTAGACGCTCGCTGGCTCGGCGTACCGCAAATGCGACAGCGCACGATCTTTGTCGGCGTCCGCAATGACCTCGGCCTCGACCCCGTACATCCGAAGCCTTTTCCCTACGCCTACAACGTCGGCGATTGCCTAATGCCTTCTCCGTCCGATACGACCGCAAAGGAGCTCAACCGAGAGTCGGAGACTTACCGCTTCTGGTCGCAGTCGAAGCCCGGCGAAACGCTCGGTGACGCTTGCAAGCGGATCACCGGCAAAAACAGCTTCCTTACGCACTGCAAGCAATCGCCGAATCGACCGGCAAACACAATCACGCAGGGGACGCAGCAGCTCTACCACTGGGATGAACCTCGGACACTTACCCTCGGCGAGCTACGCCGCGTCGGCGGCTTCCCTGACGACTTCGCCCTCACCGGATCCTTCCAGCAGCAGTGGGAGCGTATAGGCCGCGCCGTTCCGCCGTTAATGATGGCGCAGGTTGCTAAAACTATTGAACAGGAAATCTTGTCAAAGTTGTGATGGATATTCCGGCAAGTTGGACATTTGAAACCTCTGATGTAGCGACAGGTTTCGATAACCACGTCAGGGAACAACTGCCCTGGTACGACTTAGCAACCGCCGCGATTACACACATCGCACGGCACTACATCCCGAAAGGCGGGCTGGTTTACGACATCGGCTGCGCTACCGGCAACATCGGCCGCAGCCTCGAGGCGACGCTAAAGGCTCGAGATGCTCGACTCGTAGGCATCGATCCTTCCGACGAGATGCGGAAGATTTACAACGCTCCCGGGATCTTTGTCTGCTCGCCTGCGGAGAGCTACGACTACGAGCCGTTCGACCTCGGCATCTCGTTCCTCACGCTGATGTTTGTCGAGCCAAGCAAGCGTCGCGATTACTTGCGGCGGCTCCTCGATAAGTGCCGACCCGGCGGCGCAATCATCATCTTCGACAAACTCGAAACCCATCACGGTTATTTCGGCACTGTGATGACTCGGCTTACCCTGGCAGGCAAGTACGAAGCCGGTGTCGACGCGAAAAAGATCATCGAGAAAGAACTCTCTCTTGCGGGAGTGCAAAGACCCATAACATTGGGACAACTTCCCGGCGTTCCTTATCAGTGGTTCCGCTTCGGTGATTTCGCCGGTTACATCCTCGAGAAACCGATCTAATGGCTAAGTCAACAAAGATCGAAGTCGATATGCGAGTGAACCGAGTAGCTCGCCTTTTAGCGAACGGGGCGGTGCGCTCGGAGATCGTTCAATACTCTGCGAATGAATGGGGGGTCTCGGATCGGCAAACAGACAACTACATCGCGAAGGCGAGAGAGTTGATCCGTGCCGACTGGGAGATCGATCGGCGCAGCTTCACTGCGGAGATCCTTGCCCAGCTCGCAAGCATCCAGAAAGAGGCTCGAAAGACCGGCAACCTCAACGTCGCTCTCGGTTGCGTCAACCAAGCCGCGAAGGTCGCGCGGTTATTTGAATGAGCATCCTTGCGGCGGTTCCCGGTGGTTCGATCCTTTCGGCAGTCGAGTCGGCAGTTGCGTTTAGCGAGGCCGATTGCAGCAACTACGTCGAGCAGCTCGCGGAGGGGCTTACCGGCCCGCAGCGCGAGGTATGGGAGGCGAAACAGCGTTTCAAATTGCTGTGCTCCGGTCGTCGCTTCGGCAAGACCTACCTCTGCATAACCCGGCTGATTTGCTGGGCGATGGAGAAGCCTGGAAGCCTCTGCTGGTACGTCACCGCGAACTACCGGATGGCGAAGCAGATCGCGTGGCGGCAGCTAAAGGCGATGGCCCCTGAGGAGCTCGTCGTAAAGCGGAACGAGTCGGACCTATCGATCGAGTTCGCTAACGGGAGCCTGATCGCTCTCCGTGGTGCCGATAACGAAGACAGCCTGCGGGGTGTAAGCCTTTCGGCGCTTGTGATCGATGAGGCCGCCTACGT